ACTCTGTCGGAAGAAGGTGCACAGCCAATGGGATCTACTTCCGTAGCAAAGGATTCAAGTATCAAAGCAGCAAATGCAGGTGATGCTACAAATCCTATGCAGGGCTCGTCTCAGAAGGCAAGTGCGGAAACTAGAGAAGAAGATGAACCTAATCAAGGCATGAAGGCTTCAGCACCAGTTTCTAAAAATAATCTTACAGCGCAAGCACCAGGCGCTGCACCCAATTTTACCACTGTTGGAGATCCATCAATGGCAGTAAATCAACCTAACAGTAAGGGTAATGTTACTAAAGAAGAAGCAGAAGAAGATGCTCCTTCTCTTAAAGAACAAATTGTTTCTATCTTCGGAGAAGATGTATCAGAAGAATTTGCTGATAAAGCAACATCTATTTTCGAAGCTGCTGTTGTTGCTCGTGTTAATTCCGAAATGGAAAAGATTGTTGCGCAATTAGAAGAGCAAAAAGCTGATGAATTAGCTGAAGCTAGAGAGCAAATGGTAGAAAAAATTGACTCGTTTTTAAATTATGTTGTAGAGCAGTGGATGACTGAGAATGAGATAGCAATCGAAAATGGTCTTCGTACAGAAATTGCTGAAGACTTTATTATCGGATTGAGAACTCTATTTAAGGAACATTACATTGAAGTACCAGAAGATAAGTACGATGTAATTGGTGAACTACAAAGTAAAGCTCAAGAACTTGAAGACAAACTAAATGAAGCCTTTAATGGCAACATTGAAATGAAGAAAGAGCTTGAGGAAATGAAGCGTGCTGCAGTATTGGAAAATGCTTCTAAAGATTTAGCTGATACAGAAGCTGAAAAGCTAGGTAAGTTATTAGAAGGTGTAGACTTTGAAAACGAAGAACTTTTTGCAGAAAAGGTTTTAGTAATCAAAGAAAATTATTTTCCTAAGAACGGTAAACCAGTAAGCGCAAATCCTATTACAGAAGATAGTTCAGAGCCACCTGCTGATATGCTTGTTGAAGATAGCACAGTGTCAAGATACGCTAGAGCGCTATCAAGAACAATAAAAAAGAATTAATCCCATAGGAGTAATATAAATGTTTTTATCAGAACAATTACAAAAGAAATGGCAAGCCATTCTTGACCATGCTGACCTTCCTGAAATTAAGGACAGCTATAAAAGAGCAGTTACATCTGTTCTTTTAGAAAACCAAGAGAAGGCATTGCGTGAAGAGCGTTTTTCTCTTTTTGAAGGTCCAGCAGCAAATAACATTCAGTCAACAGGTGGTATTGATACATACGATCCTATCCTTATTGGATTAGTTCGTCGTTCTATGCCTAACCTAATGGCTTATGATATTTGCGGTGTGCAGCCAATGACAGGTCCTACAGGACTTATTTTTGCAATGCGTGCTCATGTTGGTACAGGTCGTTCTAATACAGATCCAACACTAGAAGCATTGTTCAATGAAGCCAACACAATGGTTTCTGGTGCTAATAGCCCAGCACATTCAGGTACCAACCCAGTTGTTTCTCCATATACAACAGCTGGTGGTATGTCAACCGCATATGCTGAGCAGTTGGGTACTACAGGTAATGCTGCATTCAACGAAATGTCTTTCAGTATTGATAAGACAACAGTTACTGCTAAGACACGTGCTCTAAAAGCTGAGTACACAGTTGAATTAGCACAAGACTTGAAAGCAATTCATGGTCTTGATGCTGAAGCAGAACTTTCAAACATTCTTTCACAAGAGTTCATGTTTGAAATCAATCGTGAGATTGTACGTTTAATCTATACAGTTGCGAAGACAGGTTCTCCTGCAACAGCAACAGCAGGTACATTTGATCTTGATGTAGATTCAAATGGACGTTGGTCTGTTGAGCGTTTCAAAGGTCTTCTATTCAATATTGAGCGTGATGCTAATCATATTGCGCAAGATACTCGTAGAGGAAAAGGTAACATCCTCGTTTGCTCTGCAGACGTAGCTTCTGCTTTAGCAATGGCCGGTGTTCTTGATTACGCTCCTGCTCTATCAGCAAACCTAAATGTTGATGATACAGGTAATACATTTGCAGGTGTTCTAAATGGACGCTTCCGTGTTTACGTTGATCCATATTCAGCTAACCTAGGCGCAAGCAGCCAGTTCTATGTTGTAGGTTATAAGGGTTCTAGCCCATATGACGCTGGTTTGTTTTATTGCCCATATGTTCCTCTACAGATGGTTCGTGCTGTTGATCCTAACAGCTTCCAACCAAAGATTGGCTTCAAGACACGTTATGGCTTGATTGCTAATCCATATGTAACAACTGCAGATGGAGTAGTTGATGCTGATACATTTACAGCAAATCGTAACCAATATTATAGACGTACTAAGGTAACAAATTTGATGTAATCACCGTTAGAGTGATCTTAAGGGAATCTTCGGATTCCCTTTTTTTATCTAGTACACTAAATTTATATCCTTGGTATAATATATAAAATAAAGGATATAAATGTTAAAAGAATTTAATGCTTTAGTTTTACGTAGTAATGGAACATTTAATGGCAAAAGGACTAATGAAGATTGGTTTATTAAATCTAATAATAAAATGTACTTAGATTGGTTCAATGAAACTACAAAGGACCTTATACCTTTCTATGGATTCAGAGAAAGACTAGTTCTATTGAATAATAATTATTATACTCCCCCCTTATGTAAAAATTGTGATCTTCCTGTTAAAGTTGATCAAAAAATTATACATGACTTTTGTTCTGTAAAATGTAGTGCTAATTCACCGGATATTATTCAAAAAAGATTTAGTACTATTAAAAATACCTATGGTGTTGCACATCCAATGCAAAATACTAAGGTTAAGAATAAAATCAAACAAAATAATTTAGAAAAATATGGTGTAGAATATACCCTACAATCGCAAGTAATACGAGACAAAATTAAAAATACAATAAAGAAAAAATATGGTGTAGAAAATATAATGCAAAATTTGGAAATAAAGGAAAAAGCTAAAAGTACTTTTTTTGATAGATATTTAAATGACCCAGTAAAAAAACAAGAGTTGAAAGAAAAAAGATATGATACATGTTTATCTAGATATAATCGTAAAAGTAATTTTCAATTGCTATTATCAGACGACACTATTAGTAAATTAGAAAATAAAGAATGGTTACTTGCTGAGTATGAAACTAAATCATCTGTCGAAATAGCAGATAACTTGAATTGCTACTATGGCACTGTTTTAAATTATCTACGTGGATACGGCGTTGAAATAAAAAAATCTAGAAATTATTCTAGATTTGAAAATAGGATTGTGGAATTTTTAAATAATCATAACATTAAAGACATAGAAATAAAAAACAGAAAAATTTTGCAAGGAAAAGAAATAGATATTCTTTTGCCAAAATATAATTTAGGTATAGAAATAGATGGATTGTATTGGCACAGCAGTGTCGATAAAAATTATCACCAAAATAAAACATTACTAGCTAAAAAGCAAGGAATATCATTAATTCATATTACAGATAATGATCTATTATTTAGAAAAGAAATGGTTTATAATATTATTTTAGGAAAATTAAATCTACTAAAAACTATATATGCGAGAAATACTGTAATAAGAGACGTTTCTCCTAAAGAAGCAAATGATTTTCTTCGCAAAAATCATTTACAAGGAGCAGGAAGGGCAAAAATAAGATTAGGGCTTTTCCATGAAAACCAATTAGTACAGTTGGCAACATTTGACACGCCTAGATTTAATAAAAACTATCAGTGGGAATTGGTAAGAAGTTCCTCATTGCAAGGGTTAACTGTAGTAGGAGGGTTTAGTAAACTAATAAAATATTTCAGAAAAAATAATACCGGAAGTATAGTTAGTTACGTCGACATGCAGTATTTTAATGGTAATTCATATGAATCTACAGGTTGGACTAAAGTGGGTATAACTAGTCCAGGATATATTTGGATAAAGGAAAATCTAATAGTTTCAAGATATAAGGCACAAAAGAAAAAACTATCTAAGCTACTAAATAATTATGATGAAACTAAATCTGAAAAAGAAAATATGGAACAAGAAGGTTTTATAAGATACTGGAACTGTGGTAATCTAATTTATCATCTCCTATAAATAATAGTGAAAGGAAGTTAAATGGCATATACTGCAAATATTTCACTATTACAAGATTCATATACTAATAATAGGCCTACTACTTATAATTATCTTAGACCTAATGGTTTTAGATTTACTATAAAAGAAATGCCCTATGTTGCATATACTTGTCAATCAGCAAATATACCAGCATTACAACTTGGTAATGCCATTTTGCCCACACCTTTTGTAGATATTCCTATTATAGGCGATAAAATTAATTTTGGTGATCTGACCATTAGATTTTTGATACAAGAGGATATGTCTAATTACATAGAAATATTAGGTTGGTTAGTTGCTTTGGGGTTTCCTACTGAACATAAACAATTTACATCGTTTGTTCAAAAAAGAGAAAATAGATTTCCATATTCAAAAGGTGGTAAAAGAACAGATGCTTTGGCATACTCGGATGCAACTTTGACTATTTTAGACTCGACAAACACACCTAAAACCGATATAATGTTCTATGATTTGTTCCCAATCTCAATAGAAGCTTTGGATTATGACGTGACCACAACCGATGTTCCATTTATGGTAGGCATTGCGTCTTTTAAATATAAGTATTTTGATATTAAAACATTAACAGTATAAGAGGTTTATATGGCTGAAAATATTGATCCTACCGCTGAAAATACAGTGCCTTTGGTCGAAGCAGATGTTCCGCAACAAGATGATAATAAAATTACCATTAGTCTAGAAGAACTAAGAAAAAGTAAATTTTTTGTCGCCACGCCTTGTTATGGTGGTGCTCTTACCGAACCATATTTTAGATCCGTAATCAAATTAATGACATTTTTTAATCAGCATAAAGTGCCCCTGGCATTTGGCACAATTGCTAATGAGTCATTAGTTACTCGAGCAAGAAACGTTTTACTTGCATATTTCTTGGCATCAGATTATACACATTTGATGTTTATTGATGCTGATATTGAATTTCAAGTAGATGATATAATGAAATTGTATGCACATGATAGAGATGTTTGTGTTGGAGCATATCCTAAAAAGGGTGTAAATTGGGATAGAATAAAAGAGACAATTCTTACTGAACCAGACAAAGCAAAATCTGGAAGTGAGATTGCAGCACTCGGTGCAGATTATGCAGTAAACTTTAAATTCTTAAATAAAGAATCAAGAACAATTGCTGTAGATCGAGGAGTCGTTAAACTACATGATGCTGGTACGGGTTTTATGATGATTAAACGTAATTCTATTCTTAAACTCATAAAAGCATATCCTGAGTTAAAATATAACAATGATGTTCAATTAAATCAAGACTTGTCTGATCATTTCTATGCATTATTTGATACAATGATTGATCCTATTGATCGTAGATATTTATCTGAGGATTATACTTTCTGTCGTAGATGGCAAGATATAGGTGGCGATATTTGGCTTGACCCAAGTATAAGTTTAAATCATTATGGATCATTCTGTTTTTCAGGTAACCCAGCACAAATTATTCAATTTCAAAAATAAGTTATGAAGCTGTCCGAACTCCAGGAAATGTGGGCGGAGGACTGTAAAATTGATGAAACAAATCTTGGCAAGGAGTCAGCTAGAGTTCCTACTCTCCATGCCAAGTATATCAACTTTCTTTCCTCAACTAGACTTAATCTGCGTAAAGCGGAATCTGATTATTTTAACTGTAGAAGAAAAAAATATAGATACTATAGAGGTGAAATGTCTCGTTCGGAATTAGAGACTGAGGGTTGGTCACAATGGCAGGGCGCCAAACCCCTTAAGAACGAAATTGACGAATTTCTTCAAGGTGATGCCGATTTAATTTTATTACAAGATAAAGTAGAATACTTTAAAACAGTATTATATCAATTAGAACAAATAATTCGGTCAATAAATTCAAGAACATGGGATATAAAGTCTTCGATTGAATGGACAAAATTTACTAATGGGTTAATGTAATGGCAGACATTAGTATCAGAAAGAAAAATGAAGTACATCTTATTGTAGATTCGGATCCTTCAATTGCCCAAGAATTAAATGATCATTTTTCGTTTGATGTTCCCGGGGCAAAATTTCATCCATTGTATAAGTCTCGTATGTGGGACGGGAAAGTTCATTTGTTTTCTATGTTTACAAAAGAATTATACGTTGGCTTGAAGGAGTATCTTGAAAATTTTGCAGTTGAACGCGATTATCAAATAGATGAAAGTAACTATAAGCCTGCTAAAGATGAATGCACTATAGAAGAAGTAAAAGACTTTTGTGAATCGTTAAAATTATCATCAAAAGATCAACTAATTCAAATTAGGGAATATCAAATAGATGCAATCTATCAGGCAATTATCAACGGAAGACGCCTTTTATTATCGCCAACTGGTTCGGGAAAATCTCTTATTATTTACTGCCTCATACGATGGCATCAAAAATATGGAAGACGACAACTTATTCTTGTCCCTACAACAAGCCTTGTGGAACAGATGTACACAGATTTCCAAGACTATTCCGGACTAAATGGTTGGAAAACTACAGAAAATTGTAGAAAAATTTACGGTGGACATGAAAAAGTAAATGATTATAATGTAGTAATAAGTACATGGCAATCACTTTATAAAATGCCTAAACAATTTTTTGCTGAGTTTCAAACCATATATGGTGATGAAGCACATCTATTCAAGGCAAAAAGCTTAACTGGTATTCTTAACAAGTGTGCTATTAGTCCATATAGAATAGGTACTACTGGAACATTGGATGGAACTAAAACTCATAAGTTAGTCCTTGAAGGGTTATTTGGTCCTGTTTATAAAGTAACAACTACCAAAAAATTAATAACAGATAAAACATTAGCTGATCTTCAAATTTATAATCTAATATTAGAATATCCTGATGAAATTAGAAAATTATTGCGAGGCAGAACGTATCAAGAAGAAATGGATTTTATTGTTCAACATCCCCCGCGTAATAAATTTATTCGAAATTTAGCATTAAATCAAAAGGGCAATACTTTGGTTCTTTTTCAATACGTTGAAAAGCATGGTAAATTACTTTATGATATGATTTGGGCGAAATGCGGAGAGCGTAAAGTATTTTTTGTCTATGGTGGAACAGATACAGAACAACGTGAACTCATAAGACAATTGACAGAAAAAGAAAATGATGCTATAATAGTGGCATCTTATGGAACATTCTCAACTGGGATAAATATTAAAAATCTACACAATATTATATTTGCATCTCCGTCTAAATCTAGAATTAGAAATTTACAATCTATTGGACGAGGTTTGAGAACTAGTGAAACTAAACAAGCATGTAATCTATACGATATTGGCGATGATTTATCTTGGAAAAATAAAAAGAACTATACATTATTACATATGATTGAAAGAATTAAAATCTACAATGATGAGCACTTCGAATACAAATTACTTAAGGTGCCGATTCAATGAAAACTAATCTAAGTTACAAATTTATAAAGTTAAATAACGGTGATGATATAATTTGTACTATGGATACTGATATTACTAAATTAAAACAAAACGACAAACTATATGTAGTTGATCCTGTTTTAGTTGTCAGAATGAGATATCCTAGAGGTATGTCTATGGTAGAGGGCTATGTCTTTCAACCTTGGGTAAGTTATGCAGCACAATCTGTATTTGAAATTCCGGCATGGAGTATAGTTACAACTGCAGATTTAGAAGAAAAAATTAAAGACACCTATATTAGGTATATCACTGAAGAAATCCCTAATAATATAGTTCAAAAAACAACAGATGATGCAACACAATTGTCTAAGGAAGACGCTGCTAAACTTGCAGACATGCTTAGTTCAATTTCTATGGTAAAGGATGACGAAGATGCCGAGGAAGAAACAACCAGTCCCCGCGGGCGACGCACACTCCATTGAAGAACCTATTCCTGTTTCTTCTCATTATGTAGATAATAAAAAATTTCTACAAGCATTGATTGAATACAGAACATCTATTAATGATGCTAAAGCTGCAGGCAAAGAGCAACCACAGGTACCTAATTATATAGGTGAATGCTTTATTAAGATTGCCACACACTTGTCATATAAATCAAATTTTATAAATTATACTTTTAAAGATGATATGATTAGTGATGGTATTGAAAATTGTTTAACTGCTGTTGCTAAATTTGACCCCGCTAAATCATCGAATCCTTTTGCATACTATACTCAGATAATTTATTTTGCCTTTTTACGAAGAATACAAAAAGAAAAGAAGATTCAGGCAACTAAATATAAAATGATTGAATCTATGGATTTGGATGCTATTATTACGCAGGAGCATGACAATGGTGAATTTAATAATCAATTCTTAGATTATTTAAAGAAACAATTGGATCAGGTGGATATAGATAAACGTGTTGTAAATTTACCTAAAAAGAACAAATTAGCTGAAGAAGAAATTAAAAGTACACTTGACCTAGATGATTAGTTTACTATATAATATGAGATTATTAATTGGAATAAGTTATGAGCAAAATAAAAGTATCTGAATTATTTTATTCGATTCAGGGTGAAGGTCGTTTCATGGGAGTGCCCAGTGTTTTCCTAAGAACTTTTGGATGTAACTTTACCTGTGATGGCTTTGGAATGCCCAAAGGAGAAAAGAGTGATGAGCGAGATATCATTGCGCAACATGCGGATCAGTACACGGATTATAAATCTTTGCCTTTGGTTACTACAGGCTGTGACAGTTACGCTAGCTGGGATGTTAGGTTCAAGCATCTTAGCCCTCTGTTGTCTATTGATGGTATTGTTGATGCCATTCTACGTATGCTACCTCATGGCAAGTGGACAAGTGAACATCTCGTTATTACAGGAGGCGAACCACTCCTTGGCTGGCAAAGGGCGTATCCTAGTCTCCTCTCGCACCCCGATATGGCCAATCTGGCGGAACTCACGTTCGAAACCAACGGAACCCAAAAACTAGAATCTAAATTTTCCGAATATCTAAAGACTCATTGGCGCAAGGGCTGGGGTTGTTTAACTTTTAGTGTAAGTCCTAAACTAAGTGTCAGTGGTGAGAAATGGGAAGATGCTATTAAGCCAGATGTTATTATGCAATACCAAGAGCATGGTTATGTTTATCTTAAGTTTGTAGTTGCGGATGAAAAGGATGTGGCTGAGGCAGCAATGGCAGTAGAATGTTATAAAGACAATGGATTCACTGGTCCTGTGTATCTAATGCCTGTAGGTGGAGTAGAATCAGTATATGCTATGAATAATAAAAATGTAGCATTAATGGCGATGAAGAAAGGTTGGCGCTATAGTGATAGACTTCAAGTGCCGTTATTTAAGAATGAGTGGGGTACATAATGAGTGATAAATTAGTTGAAGACGCACCATACCATCCTGGTTATGAGGGGGCAGTGTTCGGTCGCCCAATGAGTCAAGTTATTCGTGAGCGTGTCAGAGAAGGGCAAACTAGATTTTTCGCTAATGATAATATTTCAGAATTTATTCATAGTGAAGAAGAGATTGAATTGTTAGTGGACGAGGTTGCTGATAAATTTCAACAAGTATTATATTCATTAGTTATTGATACTGCGAACGATCACAATACTCAAGATACCGCTCGTCGTGTAGCAAAAATGTTTATTAAAGAAACATTTAGAGGTCGTTATGCTAATCCTCCTAAAGTTACAGCATTCCCTAATGTAACAGAATATGATGAATTATATGTGACGGGTCCAATTACAATAAGGAGTACATGTGCCCATCATTTTCAAAACATTGTTGGTAAAGCATATATTGGCGTATTTCCGGGCAAGAATGTTATCGGCCTTAGTAAGTTTAATCGTATCACGGATTGGATCGCTTCTCGCCCGCAG